ATTGAGAGTCCTCCATCATTTCCCTGGTTATTCTGATAGCCACACCATATTTGACTGGTGTAAAAGTGACAGTATCAACATCCATAGCATCCATTGGAATCTCTGCTCCTTCTCCTACTTGTCTTAAATTCATAGAATCCTCAGCTTCCAAGTTCACTGTAAAGCTTGAGCCCTGTATTTGACCAGGCCCCCATACCATTGCAGCTAATTCTCTTGGAATTAAAGCCTTATCTAATTCTTCAACCAATGTTGGCATTATTAATTTAGGAATTAATAATGTGCCTGCTGTTCCGTCTCCAGTGTCAATATATTCTTGTATTTTTGTGAATGCCATTTTAACAACATAGATTAAGAATGAAGTAAGCTTCGCTTCCTGCCGCAGTGATAGCCCTTCCAATAGGAAATATACTTCCTGTGGAGCCAAATGCTGTTCCTACGACCGCATTAGGTGTACCTATAGGCACCACAGCCATTCCTCCTGAAACAACTCCTGCTGACTCTACAATAAACGCTCCTCTTGTAGCCACTGTTACATTTGCATTGCTTCCTGCATTGTGAAGTGATATACCATTACATAAATGGACATCCTCATTAGGCACAACTATGATATCAGTACAAGCATAACTGTCCGCTCCTGAGCTTACTACTCCTGCAGCCCCAGAGACTTGAACCAGCCATCCTCCTGATATGACTTCTCTTGCCTTTGCTGTGAATGTTCTTGGACACTCGCCGTCCCAAAGCACAACCGCTCCATACGGATTTAATGCACTTCCACTTGACATTTTATCTTATTAATGTATAACTTCCGCCTTTTAATGTTCCATATCCCTCTTCGTAATTGTATCCTTCAGAAACATCTTTTTCAGGTTCTTTTTCAGGTTCTTTGTCTGGCTCTTTTTCAGGTTCTGCAGGTTTTTCATCTGCGTCCGCTTCCTTCAATGCCTTTAATTCTTCCCTTAAAATTCTCCTGATCATTTCCTCAGTTGCTTCGGTTTTTTCCTCAGCTTCTGGTTTTGGTTCTTCTTTTGTTTCTTCAGTTTCTGATGTTTCTGCTTGCTGTTCCTCTTGTTCCTTAACTTCAGTCATTTTAACCTCCTTACAGTTATTATTTAAAATATCATCTTCTGATGAATATGATTTGTAATCTTCATAAGCTTCCTTAAGTGCAATGTTAAAGGTTGCCTTTTCATCTGCAGGAACTGCCACCAAGCTAAGTTCCTTAAAAATAATGTTGTGAGGTATTAATACACCATCTACTTCTTCTATGTCTTCAGGTCTTACATGCGCACCCACTGATACGCTGTCAATTAATTCGTCCTTTATCATTTGCCTTATTGTTTTGTCCTTTACATTTGCCTTGAAAGGAATGTTTCTTCCTTCCTCATTGTATTCAGCATGGACTACCCTCCCTTTGATGTTTTCCACCTTGTTTTCGTGGTCTGTCAGTAATGGCACTCCTATCAAAGTATTCGCAGAATTCCTTAGTTCGCCTTCAATAAACTTGTGGTTGTTTGAGGTTGTTGTCGCATTAATGGCAATTCCAGCAATAAAGAAATCGTCGCCAAGCATCCCTTGTTCTGTTATAGGCACTGAATAATTAAAATTCAAGTTAGACATTTCAGTTCTTTTTCCTGCTTTCTTGAATGTTGTTGTGCATACTGCATAAGCTTTAGACTCTGCGTTTTTTGGCTTTATGCCTTTATCCACAAATTGCTTTTTTGCTTTCTGAACACATCTATCAAAATCTGCTGGCATATAAATACATTATTTTCAAAGTATTTAAGTTTTCCTTAGACAAGTATATACAAAATTAGTTTCAATCAAGCTTTTTGTATCGTTTGATCACTCTTTGCCTGTGCGTTCCTGCGTTTGCTCCGCGGTCTGTGAGGTTTGTCACCTTCTCATTGTTTTCTATGTGTGCTCTTTGTCCGAACAATTGGTTTTCTATTGCCCCCCACATTTGCTGTTCCCTTGAATGGACTGTTCCGCTTCCTGTCCAATCTTGCCAGTCTCCTATCAAAAATACATCTTCCTCTGCTATTGCTGAGTCTCCTATCAAGTCATAGGTTATGTCTCCTGTGTGCTTTGCTGTGAGAACTCTTTGCCCTGTCTGTTCGTCTATGATGATTGGCATTTTATCTCCTTGGTCTTTTTTTGCCTGGTTTGCATGGCATTTTTACTCCTCAAATACAAGCTTTTCCTGTAGCTTCTCCATTTTTTCTTTTAGTTTCATAAAACATTCACCGCACAGAAACATTCTATTGATTAAGGTTATTGCCTCGTTTCCGCATTTGTCATAATTAGCACATTTTGGTCTTTTTATCATTCTACTATACCTATCAAAGAACATCTGCAATTCACATGAATTGGTGGCTGAGATGCACCTATGTTTAGTTCATTAATATTGAACACCCTTCCATTTAAGCTTTCGCATATCGGACAAGTCCTGTCTGACAATGCAGCCAAGAACCTGACCCTCTCTATTTTGTTTTCAGAATATAAGTCCTTTAGGCCCATGTTTGCAAGCCTGACTGTTTCGGTCCTCGCTATTGCGTTTGGTCTTGCCGTTGCAGACAATAATATCTTTCCGTCTCTTTGTCTGTCCTTTAGCTCTATGTTTTCCTTAATTTCACTTTCTATCTCTTTAACTGTCTTGTTTTTCTTGAAGCCGTCTTTGAATATCACTCTTAGTTTTTCTATCTCCTTTTCAGGCAAAAGTCCGTTTGAAATGTCTCCCTCTGAAATGGCTCTTAGATCCTCGAACTTGTCTATGTTTAGCCTTCTCAATATCCTGACTATGAAATCAGTATAATTGAACCCAGCTATTTCCTTCAAGTTCACAAATTCCTTCAATGTCATTTCACCGCTGTTCTTTCTTGCTATCTCCAACTCTATTTCACTTTTTTCCTCCAACTTTTCATTGGCTGTTGGCTTTGCTCCTGGCACTTCTGGTTGAGGTATTTCTTCTTCTTCCTCTCTTTCGTCTGCTCCTTTTTCTGGTTTCTGTAGCATTGTCTCTGCGCCCTCTATTTCAAGCAACCTTGCTATCTCCAACTGCAACATTCTTTTCATGTTTTCAGTTATGTTGAAGTTTTGCAGTATCTTGTTTAATTGTTCAAGTCTTTTGTTTATTTCTTCTTCTCCTGGCAGATTCCATATAAACTGTGGCTTTTCGTCAAGGTTGTTTGCCCTTAAAATAGGTCTGAACACTTTTTCCTCAAGGACTATTTCCACTTGAAGCTGGATTGACCTTATTCTTCTTTGGTGTCCTTCTAATTGAACTTTTGCTATTCCTTCGTTTAATTGTCCGCTTCCCATCAACACTTCAGGCATTTCCATTCCGCCAAGCAACATTCTGAAGTCATACATAAGCGAGTCTGTGATGTTCTTTCCTATCTCTCCAAAGTCTACAACCTTAATTTCCGTATTTCCGTCTGTGACCCATTCTGTCTTGTTTGTCAAATATTTCAGTTTGTCTGACATGGAGTCTATGTCTGCCGAGTTTACTGCCTCGCCTGGCTGTCCCATTCTTACATGCATTGGTGCTCCTGCCTTTCTTTCGACAAGTTTTTGTTTGTCCTGTTCGCCTTTGACTATGTTTTCTATTATTCTTTCGTTTGGCCATATGTATCCTATTCCATATGGTTCTCCTGGAATAAGGTTCAATTGTAAATGTGCGATTTGGTTTATGTCAAATGGAACTATTGAATTTTTGTCCCTCTTGAATTTGTTCAAGTCTCCTGTAAACTGGTTGTATCTCAAAACTTTTCCTTTTTTGTCCCTTTGCACATACATATTGTTTGCGTTCATGACCTGGACCTTTAATTCATTTAGATCCATTTCCATGAAGCCGTTTCCTTTCTTTATTGCTTCCTTTACCCAGTCCCTTAACACTATTTTAAAGTCGCTGTCCTCTATGAAGCTGTCTATCAATGCCTGTGCGTTTGGATTCTTCAACTTGACCATGAAGTCTGCTATTACTGAGTCTGTTATCTTGTTGACCATTCCTGCAACCACTCCATATTTCTTGCATAGTTTGTCTATATCTGCAAAGTTGTATGGATGCTTTGCTCCCAGTTCCTTTGGAAACCTGACTGGAATGTCAGACACTTCGCCCTTGAATTGCTCCTTGAACCAATTCCTCGACATTGTGTTTGATTCTTGTTTTGCAGAAATATAACCTTTTACTAGCTTCTTCTTTGCCATATAATTCAATGTCTTTTATCTATTTAAGGTTTAAGACAACTTGTATATACTAAGCAATGTAAGGTTTGTACTGTTCCTTCAGCTCAAAATAAAGCCTCATCATCATTGCATCGCTGTAGTCTGGACTTCTGCCCAAACTTTCCTTTATCTCCTCCTTGCTTATTATTCTGACTTTTGTGTCCTTGTCATAGTCCTTCACCTTTATTTGTTGCAGGTCTGCTATCAGTTTTTCCTTGTCCTTTCCATTTATCTCCTTATAACAGCTCATTCTTCCTTCGTTTAGGTATTCTGACAACAGAAAATAGCACTGTGTCTTCAGGTTTGCGAAGTTCTGTGTGCTAGGCAGATGATATGTCTTGCTTTGAACTTGCTTTCGTTCTACTGCCCTTGAATTGTTCACAAAGCCCTTGCTTCCACTTACATGGTCCACCACTCCTCCTCCTAGTCCGTCGTCGTCTATCACTATGTTCCCTTTTGGAATTCTTTCGTGATATGATATTGCCTTTATGGTGTTGGCAGTTATTCTTGTTGATTTCTTTTCAAGCACATATATCTTTTCTATGTGGAAGTCTATCCATTGTATTATCACTGTCTTGTCGTCTCCAAACCTTGCCACATCCACGCTCAAATATCTCTGAGGTCTTGGATTGTCCTTGTAC